CTTATGATCGGTGTGTCCGTCTTTCTCAATGAAATTTCCATAAAAGTAAAATGTGTAATCTGATCCTAAACGTGCAATACTGGTGCCCGACTTGTTATTAATTTTAAGTATTTTAATGTTGTCTCTTTTTGGTTTACCAGTTACAGCATCCAGTTTCAATGATTCATTGCTGTTATAAAATTTTGTACTACCTTCTGTTTCAAAAACGTACTGCATGGTTCTTGACATAAATCTTCTGCGTAAAGTAGAGTAATCACATCTTAGAATCCAACTTTGATCCAAGTTTGCACCACTGGTATCGCCAGCGTTGGTTAAACTCCAGTTGCTGACTGCATTGTTTGTTTTGGTACTGCTAGGTATATTATTTGTTGTTACCACTTCCCATTTGCTGTTGAGTGTGTCATAACGCAAACCAAATGTTTGATTTAATGCTAGTGCAGAACTAATTGAAGTTTTTTCTGCAGAACTAAATCTTGTGTTCCAAACAGGCCAAACCTGTTTCAATCTTGCATTGTTGCTGATTTCTTTGTTTAATACAATAGCACCTAATCCGTTTTCATTTATTCCTGTACTGTTACCATTGGTATCATTTGCACCCAAGCCATCAGCTGTTACATTGGTTACTCGAGCCCATATGGTTTCTAAACTGCCTACGTTTACTTTTACGCTACAGCCAGCACCTGCACCTGAATCAGTGATCTGTGCTACTGTAAACTCATCATAGCCTGAGCCTGCGGCGGTTACTGTAATGCCTGTGATTGCACCACTTTGTACAGTTGCAGTTGCAGTTGCTCCTGTGCCTGCTCCAATTATATTAACTGTAACAGATGAATATCCTGAGCCTTGATTTACAACCGAAATACTGCTGACTTCTCCATCAACAAAGTTTTTGTCTGTGCTGGTGTCTACAATAAATTCACACAAACTGCCTGTTTTAAGATAACGCAAGTTTCCTGAAGCACCAGTTGATACTCGTTGCACACTATTTGCTACACCCGAAATCAAATAACCAGTATTACCACTTTGTTTCTGCCATTTAAATGCATTTGTACCATTACTGGTGGTTGCTTTTGTGTAGTTAAATGATTTTGGTGAAAATTTTGTATAGTAAAAATTTAAAACCTCAGCATCTAATAGAAAAGGTTCTATGTATTTTTCAATAATACCAAGACTGTTCAACGTTGTTGGCAATGCTAATTCTGTAGACTTAACTTTGCCTTCATTATAAATGATTCCATCATTACCAAAATGAGTAACATCTTGATAGTTGCCTGTTGGATCTATGTTGTCAACAAATCTACTGTGACCACTGTGTGTTCTGTTTAGAGCTTTAATTTTTTTGATATTGTTACTGACACTATAAGGATATACTGTGTAGTCTTCAGCACTTACCATACGATCTTGTGAGCTGTATGTTTGTGGTGCATTCAATCTAATATCAGCATTTGTTTCGCCTGAACTTGCTGTAGAAACAGCATTCTTCAATTGAATACCAATGGTAGCTGTGTAGCTGTTGCCATCAGCACCAATGTAAGCCATGGTAATTGTTTGTTTGCCTACATCATTTGGTCTTAATGTATATGTTTCATTTCTGCTTGTTCTAAACCAAACTCTTGTTGTACCTGTTGGAATATTACCAAAACTGCCATCACTGAATTTGATGCTGACTGAATTTTCACTTCTACTTTCTACGCTGAATATGTTTCTGTCAGAATTTACCAAACTGTTATACATTACATTGTTTCCTGTAAGTAGATTTACATTTGTCCAGTTGGCAGAAACTGTTCCGTTTTGGTTAACACTTTGTACATAAACATCTGTGTCGTTGATGTTTGCTGTGTTAATGTCAATGATTTTATTGATCTGCGGAGATGTGATTCCGTAGTCTTCAAATGCAAGTGTGCCTTGCTTTAAGCCAATAAAAAATCCTGTGTTATTACCTGCTATTCCTGTATTATTATTTCTGTATACAATATCAGTTCCAGACGCAGGCGAAGGAATTGATTCTAGTATAGCATCAGTTCTCTTGTCATATCTCAAACCTACAAATTCAAAATTATCTTGTTCACCATTTGCTGTTGCAGAAAATTTAAACACAGTTTGACCTGCAGAACTGTTCATTCTATAGAAGTCAAATGTTTCTCCACTTACTGCTTTACTGCTAACAGGTGAACCAAAAGGTGTGGTATTTTGCAGAACAGCATTTAAAATTGTAATAAAATTTTCGTATTCAGTTGCGTTTTCAAAACTTACTTTTTTGTTCTGCAGATTTGCACCGTTGATGTCATACACAATTTCATTGGTTTGAATATCAACAAGTTTAGCTAAGCCATATGCAGGCAGATTGCGTCTTACTCGATAGTTGATCAGATTAGATTGTCTAATCAAACTTTCACGTCTTTGAGCTGTACCAAAAAAGTTTTCTCTAGTGGCATAGTCTAATCTAAATGCAAGACTATGTCCAAAGTATGACACAAGATCCATCAATGCAACAAATTCAGAACTTTGAATCCAGTCATTGTATTCTTCTGGGTAAGTGTTCTGCACATAGTTTACCATTGCTGTACGAATGGTATCAAAATCATACGCTTTAAAATTACTGTTTGCAAAACTTTCGTAAACTACTGTAAAATCTTCTGCCGCAAATAATGTGTTTTGTCTATTTCCTTGTGCCATTACTGTATATCTCTTTCATATGCGAGGAAAAGGTCCTCTTCATTTCTATTTAGATATGACAATTTCAATTGAACAGTTAGACTGTTATTATTTTCAATTATGTTCAAATCTAATAGACTCCATCTAGGATCCAACCCAATAATCCTTTCAGCATCTGCTTGTATTTCAGATATGCTTAGATCATCCATTGGTTCAAAAACCATCATTGGAATAATGCTTCCAAAGTCAGGATCCATCACACGTTCGCCTATGCGTGTATAAAAATGATTTTTTAGATCTTGAATAGCAAGGTCCTTGTCATGCAAAATCTTAGGCACTAATGGCTGATCAACGGTTGTATATCCTACAAATCTCATACATTTATTTATGAGCAAAAAAAGTGGTGTTTTTACGTTGTGTAAGAATCAGTTTTATACAAAGATGCAACTTCTCTTTGACGCATTTCACTCATATTTGGCAGAAACTTTTGTGTTTCTCTATAATAGCTGTGTTCTGCTTGTCTTTTATTGTATCCATTAATGATGAATGAGTATTTCCTACGCAATCTTTGTATGCCTTGGTTTCTTAGAAACACTCTGCTGTTCAAATATCCATAGTCGCCCAATATCATTATGGTGCCTGCTTGTTGATTTAGGGCAAAATCTCTTTTGTCATTGATAATCATACTTGCCACTGTTTCCCAATTTTTAGCAAGTATTTCATCTCTAACATCATAGATGCCAGTTATGGTTTGCACTTTATTGATCTGTCCTGTGGTAATAAAAAATATTACCAGTGCATCATATTGTGCTTGTGTAACATAAAACTCTTTGGGCAAAATATTTTTAAGGCTTTTTTCTTTGCCTTTGATTGCAATTATCCAGTCACTAAATGCATCAGCTTCGGTTATGCCATATGGATATTTTTCATCACTGTCATTGGTACTATATCCAATTACACCTTTTTCTGTGTGCATTTTAAATGTGTATGTCTGTAACAGTCTGCTAACAGCTTTTGCACTCAATTCTCTGTTTGCAATGATTTCTTCATTGGCTGTGTCCAGCGTGTTGCGAATTGTAAATTCGCTCCATTCGATCATTGAACTTGTAGGAAATACTGTACTGGTAGATGTTAATCTTGTCATCTTGGACCTGCTCCGCCTGATTCGGCACCTCCTGCCGATGGGGCCGCCTTGGTTTCTCTACCAAGCCATGGTTCATGTTCAGGAACTCTGCCCGACACACTTTCTTTTACACCTGTGTTTTGTGCGTGAGCAACAGGTACAGGCTTTTCTGCCTTGTCGGCTGTTGGTCCATTCCAATCAATTCTTGTTGCTGTGGCTCGAAGATTGCCCGCAAAGTTTAGATTGCCATTTGCATCTGCACTAATGGTAACATCAGTTGCACTATGCATTTCAATTTTGCCTGTGGCACTTTCCATTTTAATTCCGCTTTGCATACTTTTCATATTGATTGCACCTGCTTCTACATTGAAAGCACCGTCTGTTTTAAAATTGATTCCTGCTTCAGCATGTACACTAAATGTGTCATGACTGTAGACGTCAATGTGTCCTGCGGCATCTATTTCAATGTATCCTGCACCATTGGCGCCTTGTATGTAAATTATTTCTGCTTCATCATGCAATAGAATCTGAGCACCTTGAGCTGTTCTAATTCTAATAGAACGATCTGTGCCTGATGCTCCACCATCATCCATTGTAATGCTGTGTCCTGATTTTGTGGTAAACCCAAATGCATTGTTCACAGTATCTCTACGCATACCACTACTGCTTAGGCCTCTAATGTAATCACCACCCAGTCCTGCTTCTGCAATGTTGGCAGTCATTGGATGAGCGGCTCTTACTTTTTTGTTAAAGTCTGTTGTGTTGGGATTAAGTTCACTGGAAGGTGCTCTCACTGGTGGGTTCTCTTGCACCAATGCATGAGGTAATCCAGGCAAGGTGTAGTTTCTATCTTTATCAAAAACAGCACCTACTAGAAATCCTTCTTTTTGTTCTTGTATAAATGCTACAAGAACAGTAGCGCCAATTGGTGGTGCTTGAGGTGTCATACCAAACGAACTTTGACTGGTGTCATAATTTTTGTTATCTGTTGCACCATCCACTGTGGTTGTTCCGCCAAAAGGTGATGTTGGAATAATTGTTTTGATGCCAATAAGATCTTCAGGATTCTTATCTAGGTCATTGGAAGGATTTGAATCATCCAATAGTTCTACATTGAAACGACCGTTGTATTCTTCATCAATGTTTTGTACAACTCTTGCAAGATAAACACCATTGAGTGCATTTTCACGTGGATTAATATGAGCCATTCTTCGAGTTTCTGCAAACCCTTGTGCTTCATCTCTTGTTCTAAGTGTATGTTGTCGTTTCATCATCATTATCCTAGTGCTATTCCTGAATTATCTTCTTGTGCCTTGCTATAATATTCATTTAAAATTCTACTAGACTGTGATTTTCTAGATATAGTTTCATGGTTACCAGCAACATTGTAATCTTTGAATCGTTCGTAATATGTAAATGCTTCTGCGGCCGATTGTTCATTGGTTGCATTCTTCAATCTATTCCATGCACCAGATTCAGATCCGCCACCATATGCACCACTGCCTTTTAATTCATGCATGATGAAATCTGCTTGTGTATTTAAATCTAGATGACTGACGCCTCTAGAGGCCGCAAACGCTTTGAGGTTGTCTGCTCTAGTGCTATTCCATTGTGCAATACCAATGCTGTCACTGCCATCGTTACCATCTCCTGGATTTCTAGCACCAGTTCGCAACGCACTCTCTTTGTTGAGGTTGCCCACAATACCTGCCGCCTGAGCAGGTGTAAGTCCATGTATGTTTATTAATCTATCCATCACTTGTTGTTCTCTGCCAGAAACTGTAGCAGGCACTTCACCAGCTGGTGCGACTGTTGCCCCATCTCCTGCTACACCATTGAGTCCTTCATCATTGTTTTTGTCTTGTAGTACACCATTGTTATCACCAGTTGAAACATTTTGTGGCTTTAATGCATCTACTAGCATTTTAACATTTTCTTCTGTGATGGTTGTTTCTCTAACACCTGTTAGGAATTGTGTAAACTGTCCGCCACGCATCTGGTGTATCACAGTCATTGCTTTGTACACACCTGAATATAATTTGTTGAAGTATGGTTTACTGTTGTGTTCTGGATCTGGAAAAAACATACTGAATAAAAACATTTGAGGACCAATATCATAATCTGCTAATTCTCTATCTACAATTTCAAATGAACGACCAGACGATCCTGAGCCACCCTGCCAACCACTGGCAGTTGCCGGAGGACCCAGCCAATAAGGATCACCTTTGATGCCTATTTCAACGTTTATCATATCACCAGATGCTTCCATATTTTGCTTTGCTGTTTCCTGTAGAGCACCATTATCAACCTGTGTAGTACGCTTTGCATAGGTAGGACGATATTTTCTTGTAACATTTGATTTGCCTTCAAGATTGATATCACCAAGATACTGAGCATCAACAACATCATTCATTTTTATAGCATTTGCATAATCTTGACTCAGCCTTTCTTGTTTTTGGTCTTGCAACAGATCTAATTTTCCGTCAGCAGTTTCCATGCCTGCTCGAGCGTCTTTAATTCGTTTTTCAAGTTTGGCGAGTTCAGATGGTTTAGACATCTTTCCGCCGCCATTGGCCATGGCTTCCTCTACTTGGGCTAATAATTCATCTCTTTCTCGTACTAGTTCTTGTTCTAGATTACCTTGTTTGGTTCTTTCTTTAAGTGCCGCCTCAATTTCATTTTCTATTTGTGCAAGAGTTCTAAGAATTTCACTTTCTTTAGAAGGATTTCCATCAATGGTAGCTTCAGGTATGTCGGCGTCAATTGCCTTTACATTGTAGGATGTTTTACCACCATATGCTACTTCTGGTCGAATAAAAGACATGATTATGTTTGTATCAAATTGTAATACTTGTGTGTTTAATCCAGTGTGCAAATAATCATAGCGTTTCTTTAAAAGATCCAGCTCTTTTATTTTTGCGATCTTTTGTTTTTGCAGTTTACTACTTTTTACAATCTGTTCATAACGAGCCTGTTTTTCAGGTGGTAGTTCATTGAATGCTTGAATTGTGTAGGTACAATCTTCATTGAATTTTTTCATTGAATCATTCCACAAAGTGCCAATTTCTACATCAGTTTTAATTTTAAAATATTTGATATAAAATTCTTTGACATGACCAAGTTTTTCTCTAGTGTCGATTTTAATATCCACACCTGCTTCATCCATCCTATCTTCCATTTCCTGTGTATGCATCATAAGTTTTATCATAAAGTCTTTTACAGAACTGCCAGCATCTAATGTCCAATCGCTCTTTTCTGGTTTATTAAGATTGCCTGCACTTCCTGTAGGAGGTTTAAGTTTCCATGATTTCCATGCCGGGTTTGCTAAAACAATTTTTACTGTGTCTGGCTTGGATGAACTTTTTAATGCAATTCTGTTGTGATATTTGTTGAGCTGTGTTTCTAAACCCTTCATTACTTCGCCAAGAGTGGCAGAATTGGTTACTGTGATTGTTTCGTGAGGATTATTCCATGATGCCTTTGAGGCTGTATCGTGCATATGTGCGGCTCTAAAACTATAGGTACTACCTTCTATACCATGTTTGGTTGTAACGGCTGTGACTGCAAGTTTGTACAGCCATTTTTGTTTTGCCATCTTTGGCTCACCTGTTGTTTTATCTCTACCCTTGAATCTTACTTCAAGAGCATAACCAGCCTCTTGCAGATTGCTAATTCCTTTGGCGTCACATATATCCATCAGCTTGGGAAAAAATGCCGCACCGTTAGGCTCTGTGAGTGTCCATGTTACTATTGGGGCGGCGTTTGTAATGACATGTGATCCAGCAATTGGCGATGATATTTCTAAATTGTCAATGGTAAAATATGTGGTTGATCCTGTTTCAGCAATGATCACTCCCTGTCTATCATGCATTTCTCTGTTTACAAATTGTTTATTATCTATCCACAAAGTTAAATGATATGTTGGATTATCAAGTTCGTCAAGTACATTATTTGACCAATCACCTATTTTAAATACAGGTTCTTGCTGTTTAGCTGGTGGTGGTGATCGATAATCGTAATAATTGTCTCCAGGATTTTTATAGACCTTTTCTTCAGTAGTTTCTTCAGGTTGTATAATCAATACACCATCATTTGCAACTACATCAATATCTCCAAGATTGTCTACTCGATTTTCTTTGTAGATATCATTATGTATTGATTCATTAATGATCTTTTCTGTTTCGATTTGATCATTTCTGAACATTTCTGGTAAGGCTTCGCCTGTGTTAAAATCTAAACCTAAGTCAGGTCTATACAACTCACCTTTGTTTGGTCCATATATAGACTTACTGTTTTCATCGAGTACATTGCCTTCGACAATCCTCAAATTACTACCATCGTTTATGTATTGGTTTGGCGGCAAATCACTGCTGGTACTTGCGTTTGCTTTATTGCCACCCCAAAAATGCCACCATGCGTGACTCATAGCTACATCCTTGTATCAGTTGAACTACTCTGACCAACTGGCACTATTATAGTTTTACCTGCTGTGAAATCCATGATAGGATCTTTTATTATGTTTGGATTGAAATGCATGAACAACCACCACAGTCTTTGATTGCCATACAATGCGTTTGCCAGTAGATCAGGTCTACGATTATGTTGGTCTTCAATCACATGTTCTCTAATATCAGCTGAAAAAAATTCACTGCTTGGTTCGTAAAGCTCTGTGTACTTGGCGTTAACTTTTGTGTTAGATAAGTGACTATCGCTTCTATATGCCATCAAACAAATCCTTTGGTTAATGCAGTACCTCGTGACATGTCACCGAGTGTAAAATCTTTTCTTGTTGCAAGTAGATCTGGTTGGTGCCTTAGGTCAATAGCAATAAACATCTGTGCAGGTAGAATCACATTGCTTTTAGCTCCACCTATTCTTGCTAGGCTATCAACACTTCCCAAAAGACCTACGCCTTGATTTCCTAGTTGCTGTGATATACTTTGAGATCCTGATTCAACATAGTCTATATCGCTATCAAGTGTGTAAGAAACGTTTGCAACCACACACGGCCAATTACTAAATTGATTTGCACCATAGGCACTAAACAATAACACAGGAGGTGGTGTTCCTCTGTGTATATCGTTTTCGCCAAAATGAGACAGACTGGCCATTCTTAAAAAATGTAATACACCTTGTGTGTAACGCAATTCATCTTCTGTTTGATTTGTAAACAGGCCTGTAACCTGCACAGTAGGTGAACTGGTGTTTTGATAATACACAGGTTGATAATTTGTGTGAGGCAGATCATATGATCCGTAATTAGCACTTCGTTGATATGTGATGGTTGGTGTGTATGGGAAAACCATGGCACCTGAACGACCATTGGCAGATTTTAACGCTCTAGCAGGACCACCAAATAGTAAACTGCCTCTGCCTTTTGGTTTGAGCATGGGTCTAGCATCAGTTCGCATTTAATCTTCCATTTATAAAATTGTAAACACCATCATCAAACTTGCCAAAGAATTTTTTAAACACTTGTGCTTTTGCTTGATCTGTGTTGTTTGGATCGCTCATTGCTGATCTAAAATCGCTGGCACTCATACCACCTTGCATTTCAGGAGCAACATAAACGTATGCTCTATCATCACTGGCTGGTTGTAGTTCTCCATCTTTGTATGGTTGCAAAACTCCACCAGTGCCGAGTCGTCCGGCATCTTTTGCACTATACACCACAACGATTGCTGTTTTGTTAGGATCTCTGCCTATCTTGGCAAGATCTGGTCTGTATGGATTTGTGTCAATGATCTTGTCTGCAGGAATGCCATGCATTTTGGACATGATAGATTTCTTCTCATCAAACGTAAAAGGATCACTGCTGAAGTCTTTCATAACATGTGCCTTTTGTGCTTTTTGACTGAAAGTTGTAGCGATAAATACATTAGCGGTCCCAAACTTTGATACTAAATGATCATAAACTTGTTGATGTGCTATATGCATAGGTTGAAAACGACCGCCATAAAAAACTGCGATGTTGTCTGCTACTGCTTCTGTAATTTCACTAAATCTCATACAAAACCTCTGTTACATGTATTTAGCCTGCAGAAAAACCGTTGACTTTTGTACGCAGACATACTATACTAACATAAATCTGAAAGAGGTTCAATGGCAAAAAGAGTAAATTATTTAAACAACAAAGACCTATTAGCAGAGATTCACAAGAGCAAACTGAGTTTCTGTTGGTTTCAAGATGAAGAAAATACAGTATATGATATCATCATAGGCAAAGACGATAAGATTACCAGAAGTGTTTTGAAAGAAGCAAGGCAGAATCGTGCAACGAGGCAAGAGAAACGCATGTACGAAGAAGCCATGTTAGACTGGGAAACAAACAATGGTAAACGCAGTCAACGACCTAAACAAAACCAATTCAATGTGGATCCAAAGTCAATCAAAGACGAAGAATTAGTTATCAGAGTCATGACATTTGATCACATACCACTGGAACAAAGAAAAAATAAACCAAAGACAGTAGCAGATCATCATTCAAGATGTAACTATCCACCATTCAAACATGTTAGACTGAAAGAAGGTGAATGGGACGAAGTGCTACGTAGTCATTGGGAAGGCGGAATAGGCAACGGACATTTTAGTGTGGATCATGGAACAATAACACCTAAACTGGCAAAGATGTTCATGATGTTGTGTCATCGTTACAGTATGCGAAGTAACTGGCGAGGATATACATATGTAGATGAAATGCGTTCACAAGCATTATTGCAACTATCACAGATAGGTTTGCAGTTTGATGAAAGCAAATCACAGAATCCATTTGCATATTACACAGCCGCCATTACAAATAGTTTTACAAGAGTTCTAAATTTAGAAAAACGTAATCAAAACATAAGAGATGATCTGTTGATAGAAGCAGGACAAAATCCAAGTTGGACAAGACAGATTGAACACGAAATGAAAATGAAAGAACTTGACGAACATACTACGGTACCATCAACAAACAGGTAAATTAAAATGCAATTCTTTGAGAAAGTGGCGTGCTTCACTGATATTCACTTTGGCAATAAAAACAACAACAGAACTTACAACAATGATTGTGAGGCATTTGTCAAATGGTTTTGTGAAGAAAGCAAACAACGTGGAGCAGAAACCTGTATATTCTTAGGCGACTGGCATCACCACAGAGCTACATTGAACACCAGCACATTAAACTATAGTGTGAGCAACGTAGGCTTTTTAGCAGAAACATTTAAAAATGTATACATGATCATGGGCAACCACGATCTATACTATCGTGAAAAACGTGAAATTAACAGTATGCCCTATGCTGGATTGCACCATAATGTACACATGGTAAATGATGCTATGTTGGAAGAAAATGGTGTTGCACTGGTTCCATGGTTGGTAGGCGATGAATGGAAAAACATGAAGAAGATCAAATCACGTTATGTGTTTGGACATTTTGAGTTGCCCTATTTTAAAATGAATGCTATGGTAGACATGCCTGATCATGGAGAACTCAAAGCAGATGATTTTGCACATCCTGAATATGTGTTTTCAGGACACTTTCACAAAAGACAAAGCAAAAAGAATGTACACTACTTGGGTTCACCTTTTGGACACAACTATGCAGATGCTTGGGATCATGAACGTGGTGCTATGTTTTTGGATTGGGGCGGTGAGCCTGAGTATGTAAACTATGCAGGACCCAAATATATCACTATACCACTGAGTCAACTAGTTGACAAACCAGAAGAATATCTGGATCATAATGTGTATGCTCGTGTGTCCATGGATGTAAATGTCAGCTATGAAGAAGCAAACTTTCTCAAAGAAACACTCACAAAGGATTACAACCTACGTGAATTCAGTCTTGTGCCTGTTAAACGTGATGATCATGCAGTTGATTGGGCCGAAGAGGCAAATATAGAGGTTGAAAGTGTTGACCAAATAGTGTATAATCAATTAAACTTGGTTGACAGCGAGTTTATAGACAAGAAACTACTAACGGATATCTATCAAGGATTAAATGCTTAAATTAAAAACTATCACAATGAAGAACTTCATGAGTGTTGGCAATGTCACTCAGGCTGTTCACATAGATCGCAGTGGCCTTACACTAGTGTTGGGCAACAACTTGGACTTGGGTGGAGATGGCAGTCGTAATGGTACAGGTAAAACTACTATTATCAATGCACTCAGCTACAGTCTGTATGGCCTAGCTCTATACAACATCAAGAAAGACAACCTTATCAATAAAACCAATGGTAAGCACATGGTGGTTACTGTGGAGTTTGAAAAGGATGGTGTTGAATACAGAGTAGAACGAGGTCGTAGCCC